TGGCTTACTTGCTGCGCGACTTAAAGCGTCAGCAGTGCTTGCTGTGTCTGTGAGAATTAAAAATTTTATAAAATCCCCAACTGCAACAGCAAGTCTTTTGGAAAGCACAACCGTCCGCAGCCGAACTCCAAGAGCAGCCGTAGCTAAGCGTTTGGACAACACGCCCAAACGTAGCCGAATAGGACTGATCGAAGTTCTTAACTTCATGTGAAATCTTCTCGGACAGTAAATTGCAACAGATCAAAAATTGTTTCCCGCAAACCGGAAGCCAACAAAGTCTCGACCTCGCCCTCGTACTCACCAGCAGCAAGGTCTAAATCTGTAGCTTGCCAAGCTATAACAGCAATTCCGTTGGTAGCAGGAGCAGTAATAGTAGCGTTACGGCTTACCAAAACGGTTGTTGTGTCAACTGCACGAAGATGCAGAGTGACCGTTGCCCCCGTCAAATCGACGGCGCTACCAGTCAGTGAATCAGTAAGTGTGAGCCGGAGTTGCGGGCCGGTATCGTTGCGTACAAGTTTAATCGTGGACATATCAGGCTCCGAAAGGCTGCATCTGAACACGGAACATGCCGCGAGAATTGCTCAAGTTTGCCCGTGCTCTACGCTCTGCGGTCTGCGACGCAAATTGTTTAGCATGGTACGCAGCTAACTCACGGTCAGACCAATTCGCATTGGGCAGCACCAATAGTTGTTGCAATGCACCGTGTATGATGACATCTTCAAGATCATCGAACACTACATCATCCATAGCTGTAGCAGAACGTGTAGGTTTGAGGGCGTAAAACTGCCTCATGGTGTACGTACGCTCTGCATCCGGCAACGGCAGCACTATAAATTGGTCGGGGGAAATCTGTGCGATAGAGCGTGGCTCTGAACCAAACTCTTCGATGTCTTGGCTTGTAGTGTACTTATCCGCCCATTCAGGATACAGCATCAACGCTTTATCTAGCGTCAAAGGCTCAAGGGTTTGGTTGTTCATCAAAGAACTAAACACAATATGAACCTGTGTGTCAGAAGGTTTGCGGTACGTATACAAACATGTGCCGGGTGTCAGATTAAACACAGGCTGCTGATACCGATACGCTAAAGTTTTTTCGCAAGCTCTAATAGCTGAGTCACGTATGTACTGAATAACTGTGGGGCGTGGGCATCCGGGCACACTTGGCTGTAGCCTCGAAACAAGCGTAGAAAAATCTCTAGTAGACATTAGACCACCTGTCGCGGATCAAGCCCGCCCTCTTCTGTGTCTGTGATGACACGGGATTGCAAACTAACGCCCAGAGTCTGTACAAAAGAATCTTGAAACAATTTAGCACGCCCAGAATTTACGTGCTCGTTATCAATAGACTCGGCTAAAAATACTGTGCCGTCTACAAGAACAGTGAAGTACGCATCGGGGAGGGTGATCGTGTCATTGAGCGCGAACACTACGGGGGAAGCCACGTACTCGCCTACCAGTATTGTACTTGCAATCGGTGCTGGATACACAAAAAAGTTCGTCGGGTTGCGCACATGCCGCATAAAATTTATCGGCACATCTGGCGGCTCAGTTACCCAGTTAGGGTAGTTTTCGTTGAGTGTCTTGCGCGACACTTCAACTATTGCGTCCCCGCCCTTGACGTTAAAAATCTCTACCAACCGAACTGCACCTGCGGGACAATTTTGGAACACAGTAGACGTAGTGAGCGGAATATCACCAATCGTCGTAAATAAATCCGGGCGAAGCAGCACCATACGTTTAATTGTTTGATTTACAAAACCCGTAAGAACTGCGTCGCTATAACGAAACGTAGTCTTGGTGTCCTGTATCAAACGCCTAACTTCGGTGATGACTTCGCTCGGTGTCATTTTGGCATTCCTCTAGCAGCTTCTTCGGCCAACTCGGGAGGGGTATACGGCGGAGCTTCAGGAATTTCCGCAGTCGTTAGATCAAGCGTACTTTTCTTTTTGCGTCCGGTAGACTTATCCCCCTCTGCAATTCGGTGCACAGCAGCGGGCGGGATAAATCGCTCTGGATACGCGACCTCTTCAGACACAACTTCACACTCAGGATTCTTTGCAAGAATTGGGTTGAAGTCGTAGATGAACCCGTCTGCCTTGACCCGAATAAACATCGTGCTCATTTTTTACTCTTCATCATCATCATGGCAAGAACTTTGGGTGGCATAGATTTTTTCTCTTTGTCTTTCATTACTTTACCCCCGTCTTTGTAAGACATCGGTTTTTTAACCGCGCCCCCAGCTTTGTAAGACATAGGCTTCTTTTCTTTCATCATCATTCCGGGCATATCAAACTCCTTTGGTTACAACTGCAATAATGACACCCGCCATCCCTATGATGAGAGTGCCCGCTGCTTTGATAAGCAGTTTCTCTAACCGGTCAACACGGGCTATAAACGTGTTATACCGCTCCGCACAAACTGCTTCGTGCGTAGTAAACTGAACTTCTAAATCTCGCGTCGTTGCCATATCACAATCCTTCTCCGGGGGTTACATACACTACCGAAGTACCGGAAGCGGTTTTGCCAGTAAAGAATGATCCTGCTGGGAATCCAAGAACCGTAACAGAAGCCGGAGCAAGCGGAACTGCACCCGCGCCAATCGACGCTGCCTTAGCTACAGCCGTTGCATTGTCTACTCCGACACCTAGCAACACAACTTCTGCTCCCACGTTATGTATCCTGTACTGATATGCTGGCCGTGTAGTAGGAGCGGAAGACGGAGCTTGCGCAGACGTCGGGACAGAACTAGCTGCGGTAAATGTTACCGTGAGGCCCAGAGGGCTGAAGGCAAGTGCGGCTGCGGGCATATTAAATTCCTTTGGTCAAATTAACGATACTTTGCGGTTTTTGCGGCAACCGTTTTGGGCTGTGCTACGAATTGTTTTCCGGCGGCTTTTCCGGCGCGCTTGGCTTTGGTCGTTGCAGCGTACTCAGCAGGACTAAGATTCTTGATTGCAGCCTCTGGCAGATATCGTTCACCAGTAACGCTAGATTTTTTACCACTTTTTGTTCTCCATTTTTGGTCGCCCCAGTTTTTTAGGGACTGTTGCGGGGCTTTCATTTTTTCTTCTTCGGTGGTGTGTGCGTAAGCATTTTGCTAGCCGGTGTGTGCTTTGCGCCAGTCATCAGCTTGCTGCCGGTTTTGTGTGTCTCACCTTTGTACAACTTACCGTCAGGCAAATAATGGGGTTTTGTTTTGCTCATTTGTAACCTCCACCTGCGTCTTTATATCGTTTAGCAACAAGTTGTGCTTTGCGAGCCGACCATTGACCTGCCGCCGTACCCTGCACTGCGGCGGCTTTGACACTGTTGAATATGCGCTTGCGCATCTCAGGCTTAGTGTAGTTGCCAGCAGCGTTGACCGTGGACTTGGATTTAGGTTTGGTAGCCATGTTAACAATTCCATGCTTTGAGTGAAAGAGCTTTGCGAGTAGGCTTACCCTTCTCGTCCTTCATTGGGCCGGGCATACCGCCCATACGGGCGCAGAAACTGGCTTTGCGGCCTGCGTCTGCTTTTGTTTTGGGGTTCGGCGCTGGCGGCTTTAGTCCGGGTTTACCCGGATTGGCCTTGTTGTAGGATGCACGCCCTGCGGCATTCAGACCCCCCTTAGGGTCTTTGCCTTCCTTGCGTGTCCATGCTGGGGTCTTAGCCATTACGCCACCGCTCCTTTCAGTACAACAAACTGAAGAGTTGGACTTTCACTGGGTATGGCCCCAGTGCTAATATTACCTACTGAAATAGTACATGCTCCCGCAGAAACTGTATTTACTTGTGTAACGTAGTATTTGCGTGTGCCTGCTGCTAACGAGCCGCCGTTTTTAATGCACAGCATAATCACATCATTTGCTTCAATAGTGCTATTGGTCAGAACAAATTGATCCGCGTCATTCCCAGCAACGCCAACGGCAAATAGAACAATCTCACCTGTAATTTTATTGAGCGTAACACCAGTAGCGCGACTTGTTGCTTGCGTTACAGTACCACCTGTGCCAGTGGGGTAACCCATCTTGCCGGAGCTAAGCGTCTGTCCTGTACCTTTGGGCGTGATGTTGAGATTGATGTTGGTGTCTGTACCGTCTGCGGCCAGCGTGCTGCCGTTAAGGTTGCAACCTGCTGCTGCGGCACTTGTTGCCAGCGTCGTAGACTCAAGCGACGTAATGCCTGTAATTGTGCCGCCAGTAATATCAACCTTGGACGCAGTGACCGAACCTGTGCCATTGGGGGCTAGTACAAGATTTCCATTGGTGTCGAGTGTAGAGATGGTGTTGCCATCTAAACGAATATTGTCTACCGAGGCAGACAGAGTGCTAATTTTTAGCGCCGTTGCTACTCCCGTGCCGCTGTAAACTGTCTTTTCAGTAGCCGTCGGGCCATCATCAACGTGAATCAGTTGATCATAGGTACTAGCAATTGTTGAACCCGTCAGGTTAACTGGCATCCTTAACTCCTAAAAACAAGGGGCCGAAGCCCCCTGTAATCTACATCATGAAGCAGCTAAAGGTACAGAATACCATTGAGTTGCAGATGACGCAACTAACATAGTGCTGGTAAGGTTTGTAATGCTATACGAACCGTTGGCTGAGATTGCATTAATTGCTGCTCCAGTAGCAGGATAAATAAGCAATGCGCCAGCGGCAGTATTTTTAACAATTACAGTTGCACCAGCGACGGCTGTAGGCAATCTAACGCCTTTTGTACCGTCAGCAGCGGAAACAACATTCAAACCTTCAGCTAATGCAGCCGCAGTAGCTTGAGTTGAACCCGCAGCAGCAACAGCCGTAACAACCATGCGAACACCGGTAGTCACAGTCATCGTTTGCAATACTGCTTTACCGCTGTTGATGGTCACATTGTCTTGTGCAATACCACTATAAACACCCATGATTTTCTCCTTTTAAGAGTAGGGGCCGAAGCCCCCACGAGGTTTAGTTGGCGTTGGCAACGATGGCAAAAACATTCATCACGCAGTTAGCTGGGACAGCGGTGTTGAGCAGAAGATCAATCGTGTCGGCAGTAACTATGACGGATGGGTTTGCAAGATCAGCCGCTTTCAAGCCAGTAGCGTTGGAAGCGACGTCGTTGGCATACGCATTTGCAGCGTACGGTGTACCACCTGTAAAACCAAGGTCGAAGGTAGCAGTCGTGTTAGTAGTCTCAGCAGTCGTCACATTCACACCAGCCGACAAAACAATAGAACCGGCAGGTAGAGAGATTATTTGCAGCGTGTCAGCAGCAGCCAGTGCAGTAGCACCAGCAGCAGAGCGAGCAGCAACAATTGCGGCGAAGTCCAAGGTTACTTCAAACTTAGAGATGTCGGTGACGTTCGCGGGGTACGCAGCAGTACCCTTATTGAACCCGAGCGTGTC